GAAACGCCTTCAATACCTGCGGGCCGTCCGGCGTGGTCACGGCAAGCTCGCCAGAGGCCAGAACATTCAGGGTCGAATGGCGGTGAACCTTCCCCATGACCGCCACGCCAGCGGGAATGCGCAGCTCGCGCCCGTAGACGCCGTGCGCGAAGTGGTGTGACGTGTGGTCGGTAAGGTCCACCGCGTCCGCACTGGCCAACATCGCGGATTTCAGGGCGAGCATGTCCGTCTCGCCTGCCAACACAAGCGAGTGAGCATCTATATCCATGCGTTAACTGTCGGTCTGTTCGATCTTCATCGCAGCCGACAACAAATCGGCCTTGACGTTATCGGTGACGCGGATGTCGAACACCCACTGCTTGCCGCGACCGAAGCGGTGCATTTCCAGCGACTTCACAAAATCGCCCGTCTGGCCCATGTCCAGCTTGCGCCAGTCGGACCAGTTCTTGCCGCCGTCCTTGGAATAGCGGAAGTCAATGGCGCTCATGCCGCGATGCTCCGAAACTGCATGCGAAGCTGCTTGTTCATGCCCATCGCCGACAGCTTCCCGATCACTGCATTGGAGAGCGAGTGTTCGACCGCGAACCGCTCGCGCTGCTGGCGGAAATACAGCGACGACCCGCGCTGATACGCCAGGATAATGTCGCGCGTATTGCGCAAGACGATCCTGTTCTCGTCGCCCGTGGCGCACACATTGGACGAACCTGCGGGGAGGTCGATAATCGAAAATGCGCCGTCGTTGTAGAACCGGCAATGCGCCCCGGATGCATCCTCCCACGCGATGAAGGTTTGCATGTTCTGGTCAAACGCCAGAGCAAGGCGCGTTATACCGGGAGTGGAGTACACGGAAACCGGCGTGACGCCATCCGCGCCCACCATGATGTCGTCGCCAACGAGGGTTGCCTTCCAGACGCGCACAAGCATGCCCTGCGATCCGTCGTTCAGCGCCACCCCACCCGTTTCATAGTCGATCAACGGCGCGCCGTCATCGCGCATCTTGTACTGAAACGGCGCCTCCATCGGCGTGGCCGTTAATGCGTTTCCTGGGATCACCTGCGCGCCCATGAAATCGTGCGGGCGAGTGCTAGCGTCTTGGTATTGTCTTTGGCGATAGCAGGACTGAACCCGAACTGATAAGCGCCGATGGGTGACGTCCACTCGAACGCCGTCAGGTTCCCATTCCACGTATTGATGTCGATCAGCACGGTATCGGTGCGGGAGTATGACCCGGACGTGTATGCGCCACGGGTATATACGGAGGATACTCCGATAGGCGTGGATGGCACTCCAGTTATGCTGCCAATCGCGCCAGTGTACGCAGAAATACTCCAAAACGCATTATTACTACCGCCAAAAACGTTCGAGATAAACTGCGCCCAATAGCCTCCGCTTACGGTCTCTGCTGCCCTGCATGTAACCGTGTATGTGGTGGCTCCGTCCGCCAGCGTTACGGTGGCGTCAGACGTTGGCCAATATAGGTCAAGCTCATAGGTTACCGTCAGGATGTCAATGGTAGTGACAGTGATAGTTGTTGGGCTGCCGCCTCCGTCAAGAATGAGCGCCCGGCTAAACAGCATCCCGGTATTGTCGCCCTTGTCCGATATGCCTACTTCCGCCAAGTTGCCTACAACAGCCCCTTGCGCGAATTTATACGTCTTTGTCAGCGATCCGTGGTCAGTCGTTACCGCGCTGGTGGTTCCGGTTGCTCCTTGCCCAGCAATAAACGACTTTATCGCCGTATCCGTGTTGGCGGGCGCGGCGCTACCACTACCGACGAGGCATGCGCCCAAATTGCCGCCAGATGCATACGTGATATTCCCGATGGAATCCATGCCCGCATTCGTTATCAGGTTGTCGAACTCGTAAACGTCCGTTCTGTCGGGGCGCTGAACCGAAAGGGTGAAATGTCCCTTTAGTCCGACGATGGTTTCCATGCGTGCTGTGGTCATGCGAGGGTTATCCCTGTGGCAATGGACGAGGAGTTGAGCGACTCTCGCGGAATGGCGTAGGTGATGTAGGCGGTCGTGACGACCAAGGAGGCGCGGGACGCCACCGAAGAGGATCCGAACGCTTCGGAGGGCGAGAGCGCCTTGTACGCGGTCGTCACAGTGAGGATTGCACCGGATGGGGCCGATGTCGTGGCATAGGCTTCCGTAGTACTGAACGCCTTGTATGCCGTGGTTACCGTCAGCGTGATCCCACTGGATGCGCTGGAACTGCCGAACTTATCTAGTGGCCTGGGGATAGGCAGTGCGGATATGGCGGTGGCGCTAGACATGTCGCGCAGCGAGTCAGTTGCGACCAGCGGATACAGTAGGCTAGTCAATACCCCATAGACCGTTTTTTTTTGAGCAGCCGGCGCCCCCGTGTCCACAACCAGCCGAATCGCGTTGACGATAAGCGCGTTCTCGACATCGGACATGACGCCGGTGATGCGGCGGCGCTCTAGCACCTGATCGCCTTCTGCCTGCGTGTTCCAGTCCAGCATGTAGAGCTGGCCGTTCGCGTAGTCACCTGCAATCCAACGGTCGTTCCACTTGGTCAGCGTGGACACGCGCCAGCGATTGAGGCCGTAGGACTGGCGGCGGTGCCACTCCTGCGTCTGCACGTCATAGCCCCACGTCTGGCCATCGGGACAGGTGAGGTAATAGACCTTATGACCCTCGTCCTCGAAGGTGAAGGCAAAGCAGCGGGAGAGGTCGCATTGCGCGAGAGCGTGTTCAATGGCGACGGTGGAAATGCGCTGCGGTGTGTAGCCATAGGCGCGGTACACGACGCCGTCGTCACCGACCCAGAACGGCGCATTGTCCAGCGCCACCATGCAATGACTCGACGCGGCACCACGCTCGATGAATACGCCGGAAGCACGCTGGAACGTGCCGGTATTCGCGCCCGTGTTGACATAGGGCTCAATGCTGCGCTTGCTGAACAACCACCACTCACGATGCGTGACAAGCTGACCCACCAGTAGATCGGGCGAGCCTTCAGCCTCCTGCCGGTCCAGCGTGTTGTAGCTGGTGGCGTCCGCCAGTTCAGAGATGAACGCGAACCGCTTGCCCGGTTCGATGCCGGTGATGTAGCTGTCCACGTAGTCGAACGAAATGGCGCCAGGGAAGCCGTCGTCGGTGATCTGCACCAACGAGTCGTCCAGCGTGTTGTAGACGTATCCGCCCGTTCCGTTGGCGATGGCGACCTGATAGCCGCCTTCGTACTGGTTGTGCGCCATCGACACACGCGATGCGCCAGGAATGGTGCCAATCAGCGTGGAAGCGCCACTTGGGGCAACCTTGAACAGCGAGCGGCCAGAGACGACCAGCAGCAGCCCTTCGCAGTTGTGCGCGCCACGAATCGGGGCGTCCGTGCCAAGGTCAGCAAACAGCACCATGCCCGGCACGCCGCGCAACTTGGTCGGACTGCGCGTGCCTTGACGCTCGGCATTGACGACGATGTAGTTCACCGTGTCTTGCGCCGACCATTCCTTGGAATCGTCGCTGTAGGCGCCACCGACGAACGGGGCCGGGGTCCAGCGCGTCATTAGCGGTACAGCCCAGCGCGCCAGCCATAGCCCGGCAGTTGTTGCTCACCACGGGGAAGATCCGGGTATTCCGTGCGCACATAGGTCGCAGAGGCGACCATCGCGCTAATCAGCGCCATGCCTTCGGCAGCCAGCAGCATCACGGTCTGGGTCAGCGGCTGCCCGTAGTCGTCAGCCATTCGCGTAGCGAGGTTGTAGATCAGCGCATCGTCAAGCTCGGGCGGCGTGTTCAGCACGTCCTCGCCGTCGTCCACATCGGACCAGCCTACGGTCTGCTCGAAAGCCTCCCATGTGCGCACCATGCGATTGAGCGCAGCCATGCCGTCCTTGAGCTGTTGTTCATCCGTGGCAGAACTGGCGTCCGTCACGCGCAGCTTGAGCAGCGCACCGCGCACGATTTGCAGGGCAGTCGTCATGCTGTGACCTTTGGACAGACGCAAAAATGGGTGGGTCGGAGCGGCACGGAGGCCGCCCCTTCCCGGTTGGGTTACTCGGTAACGCGGCAGGCGTGATCCGGACGGATCGCCGCAGGCAACGCAAACAGCACGTCGATGCGGGTGTTCTCCAGGTCGTTCTTGCCGTCGCCGAAGGTCATCACGCGAACAGAGATACCCTTGACGCTGGCGGTGTAGCCCTCACACGAGGCGAGGACGGGCAGCGGGGCGAACGCCGATGCAAACGCGTCCTTGTGGAACACGATGTCCTGCGTCTTGCCCTGACTGGCGGTGCCGAAGATCGTGATAGCCGCCGCATCAGCCGGAGCCGCGTCCACGGTGCCGATGGCGCTGGCACTGGTCGGGATGATGGCCGGATAGATCGACACCGAACCCGCACCGCCCGCATAGTCAGCGGTCACCACGAAGTTACGCAGCTTGCCGTAGCTCACCCCGGTAATCGGGTGAACGGCATTGACGCCCGCGATGGTGAACACCGTGCCGCGAGGCATGGCGCCCGTGCCGGTCTTGACCACCAGCGAGTTACCCGACTGCGAGGCACCGTTGACGGCATAGCTTGCGCCCGCGCCATTGGTGAACACCGGCAGCGAGAGCTGCTTGTAGAACTCCAGACCCGCGAACATGCCGACCGCGTTCTTGTTGAACTCACCCTGCAATTCCGAAGCGCTGTGGAACAGGGTGGCGTTCGCCTCGGCCAGCGCATCGTTCGCGTCGGTCGAGAAGTGGGCCGAACGATCGTCCTCGGGCGCCAGGTTGCGATCCAGCGTGGACGAAGCGGCACGCCATACCGCACGGGTGGCCGGGGTCGTGCCCCAGGTGCCCACGACGTTCGCCGTTTTCTTGACCATCTCGCCAAGCAGGATGGAGTTCACCTTGCTCGACAGCGAGGTCATCGCCGGCTGCAAGAAACGCTTCTTGAACTCGGAGATTTCGAGCTTCTTCTCCTTCGCGGTGAACGTAAGCGCGACGTGC